GGTTAGTTTGGATTTTTGTGTTGGTAAAGAGTGCTACAGGATTGAACGTGGACGCAAGCCCAATGTATTGAAGTTTTATGTAAACAACAGTGAACAAGAAACTGATGACAATGCACAAGGTGATTCAAGAGAAACACAAGGTGCAATATTTAAACTACTGAGTATGAGTCATACTATGTTTAAGCATCTTGTGGCACTCAATACCTATACCGAACCGTTTTTAAGTCTAAAACAAAACGATCAAAGAGAGATAATTGAGCAGTTGCTAGGTATAACATTGCTTAGTGAACGTGCTGACAAGATCAAAGAGCTAAACAAACGCACTAAAGATGATATCAAACAAGAAGAAATGAGTATTCGAGCATTGCAGGGTGCTAACAATAAAATTGGTGAGCAAGTACAAGCAATTAAACGCAGACAAACACTATGGTTAAACAAAAAAGCCGAAGACATTAAGAAGTTTGAAACTGCCATTGAAGATCTATCACATGTAGATATTGAACTAGAATTAGTTGCACATACTGAACTTACTGTTTGGACAGAATTAAATAACACACAAGTACAGTTACAAAAAGATGTTGCTGCACTAACTGCACAGGTTACTAGAGCAGACAAAGATGTTGCTAGAACTAAAAAAGCACTAGACAGTTTGCAATCAGGAACATGCGGCAGTTGTGGACAAAGTGTTGATCATATGGAAACACATCAACAACATGTGACCAACGCACAGGAGGAATACAATGGGGCAAGTGATTTCCTTAGAGAAATACAGGAAGGAATTTCAGCACTCAAGGCAGATAAAAAAACAGTTCCGTCGAGACCAAGAGTTTTTTATGATAGCCTGTCTGATGCACACAATCATCGATCAACTTTATCCTCACTTGACACACAGTTACAGAGCAAGCAAGCCCAGAGCGATCCTTACACTGATCAAATAGCAGAAATGGAAACAACTGCAACCACAGAAATCACATATGACAAACTAAACGACCTAACAAGGCTACAAGATCATCAGGACTTCCTGTTAAAACTGTTAACAAACAAAGACAGTTTTGTCAGAAAACGCATAATTGACCAAAACCTAAGTTACTTAAATAGCAGACTAACACACTACTTGGACAGAATAGGTTTACCACATACAGTGATATTCCAAAATGATCTTACAGTGGAGATACAAGAACTCGGCAGAGACTTAGACTTCGACAATCTAAGCAGAGGCGAACGAAATCGACTAATTATCAGTATGAGTTGGGCATTCCGTGATGTTTGGGAGAGCTTGTATGGTGCAATCAATCTATTGTTTATTGATGAGATGATTGACTCAGGCATGGATACATCAGGAGTTGAAGCTGCACTTGCACTGCTCAAGAAGATGGCAAGAGAACGTAGTAAGAGTATTTGGCTGGTATCACACAAAGATGAACTAGCAGGACGTGTGAATAATCTATTAAAAGTTGTTAAAGAAAACGGCTTTACAAGTTATAGTACGGATATAGACATAGCATGAATGTAGGTAAACAATTTGCTTTTTTGTATGGAGCAAACGAATCAAAAAATCTCATTGAGATAAAAAATATTGCATATAATCTATATCAAGGATCACGTAGTGTACGTGATCAAACAGTGACCAAGTTCCTAAACGCACTTCACGATTCAAATTACAATAACAAATGGGATATGCAAAAAATTTTTGTAAACGAATTTGCATCCTGGATTGGTACAGATATGTCTGCTTATGACGTAGATTATAGTGCAGGAACTACACAAAGTTTTGATAGTTTTTACCTACGACATAGGAACAAAAAGTTTCGTTGCTACACTGGCGAATATTTTTACCATTTGAAAACTTGGACAAGCAATGATATATTATGGAGTTTTGTAACTGATATCGATCAACTTCAATCTGGCGACGCACTAGTACTAAGTTTTCCTTTTTGTGATACAGGAAATTTTTATGACATTGATACAATTTTGGACATATGCGAAAGTTTAGACATACCAGTTTTAATAGACATGGCATATTATCCTCTAACCGATGCGCCTACTTTTAGATTCTACCACACATGTATTGATACTGTTACATTCAGCCTTAGCAAGATATTTCCAATAGCCAACTATCGCATTGGAGTAAGATACACTAAGAAAGATACGTACGACGGACAGAAACTGCATGATGATATCAATTACAATAACTTTGCAAGTTGTTACTTAGGTTATGAGCTTATAAAAAAGTACAATGTAAATTATATTGCTTCAACATACAGGCAAAAACAATCACAGGTAAGTAAAGTTTTTGATATCATACCTAGTGATAGTGTAATTTTTGCTTTAGGCAACGAAGACTGGGATACGTACAGTCGAAGAACACTATTAGATGCTTACAAACTACAGTTTGCACCAGAAAATTTTGAAAACAGAATCTGTCTAAACACAGTTTATGAAAATTGGAGACTGTTCAATGAACTTGAAGTTACACTTTAAAAACATCAGACACAATCCTTGTTGTAAGATTCTAGTAAACAACTTAGAACTTTATAGCGGACAGGTAAAATCATACTATGACTTTGATATTGATGTTACTAATACAGTAAGTTTAGAAATAGTACACTTTGATAAAAAGCCAGAAGATACCATAGTAGATCATGATGGCAAGATTATAGATGATCGTAGTTTTGAACTAGAAAAAATCTATGCTGAGCAACATGACTTTAAGGAACTAATTTGGAAAAGTAATTTTACTGACACCGCAGGTAAGATATACAATAGCTGTTTGTTTTTTGGACCAAACGGAAGTTTTACAATTGAATTTACAATACCAGTACTAAGATGGATATTACAAAATTCAGAGCATATAGAAGACTGGGAAGATGATTATCCTTATTACGAAAAAGCATTTACCATACTAGAAAGCATCAATGATTAACATAGAACTTATAAAAGAAATAAGTTGGGTATTAAGCCTTGCTAGTGCAAAAAATAAACTAGACGTGCCAGGAGAGTATGTTTGGGCATACCCTAAGAATGGAAACTTCAGTGAATTGCAAGCACGTAGTCGGAGTATTTTCAGCAGTGGAAATGCAATCAAAGATCCTACAGTAATTGACTATGTTCAAAAATGTGATATTAATAAGCACCTACGTGATCCATGGATAGTAAATGCGTTTGAAGAAAATTTTGTTTCTTGGTTAACTGCAAACACTAAACATAACTTACAGAACATCGATCTCTACAAATACATAGGCTTCAGTGCTGGTACTCAAGAAAGTTTTGCAAACTTTTATCTTAAAAATCGCAATAAGAGATTTAGAGTATTACGTGGAGAATACTGGTGGCATATGGATGTTTGGTCTGCACTTGGTATCGACTGGGCATACATTGAAGATGATGATATCAAAACAAATGATATAACTATTTGTAGTATTCCTTTTGCTCTTACTGGTAAAAAACACAAATACCTTGATAGTATACTTGAACAGTCTCTTAAACACAATTGTGACGTTATGCTCGATTTTATCTATCTGCCAAATTGTACTCGCCCAATAGAAATAGACTTAGCACACGATGCAATCAGCGAAATAACTTTCAGTTTCAGTAAAACATTTCCAGTTCAGTGTGCAAAAATTGCAGTTCGCCTAACAAAACACAAACCAAATGACCCAATGCAAATAAGCAATGACGAAAATATTTGTAACAGACTAAGTGCAGGTTTAGCATATGATATTATACAAAAATTTCCTGTAGATTACATGCCGAGAAAATATAACAACAAACAAAAATTTTGGTGTGACAAATTAGGTTTGGATACTTCACCGGTTGTACACTTTGCCACAGGCGAAGACTATATAAAAGGACAACCAGCATGGTTTAGTAAATTTAATAACCAGCAAGGAAGATATAATCTTGGAATGCTTTTTGAAAATGAAAAGTTATTAAAAAGTCTTGGATACCTATCATGACCTGGACATATAAAAACAAAGTAGTAACAGATATTCCTGAGGAATTTATTGGGTTTGTTTACCTTATTACTAATACCACTAACAACAGAAAGTATATTGGTAAAAAACTTACACAGTTTAAACGCAGTAGAAAACCTCTTAAAGGAAGGACAAACAAACGTAGGTACACAGTTGAAAGTGATTGGCAAGACTATTATGGTAGTAGTGATGAGCTTTCAGCAGATGTAGAACTATTAGGAAAAGACAAATTTACACGTGAAATAATATTTTGGTGTAGCAGTAAAAGCGAACTTAGTTATATTGAAGCAAGAGAACAATTCACACACAAAGTATTAGAATCAAAAGACTGGTATAACGGACATATAAGAGTAAGAGTACACCAAAAAGGCATTTTAAAAGACTAAATTAACTACCCAGATAATAACGTCATAAACAAGTATGACACAGGCACATTCAGAGCAATGCTCAAATCACTTTAAGACATAATTTCCCCAGCTAAATGACCGTGTTTGATCGAGGTTGCTCGATCCACCTTGAAGTCTGCCAAC